GTTTCCCAGTCACGATCGGGAGGCAGGGGGTACAGGGTTAAGAGGCGTGCGAAATGATCTCAACCGTCTTCAAGCTATTGTCGACAGTTACACTGATCTGGATCTTATGGGGGATCTTTTATGAGCAAGAGAGTCAACAACAAGAAGGGCAACAAAGCGAAACGCGGCAAAGCGACTTACGGGAGTAAGACTAAGTGCCGTGGGAATTCAGCGAAACACCCTGAACCCCAGGGTACATATCGCTGGCATACATTCGGAGGATAGAGAATGAAGAAAGCAGCATCCAAACGCAACCGTCATACTGGACACATCAATGCGATGGTGAAAAACATTCTGGAAAAAGGAAAACCCGTTAAGCATCTGAAGACGGGTCACTACGTTCGTATCGGTAACGGTCCTATAGTGAGGGCATATCATGAAAATACGTGAGGTTGTGTTAGGTAAATGGTGGCCGCTCGGTGGGAAGTGGGCTGGCCTGGTTATTTACCCCTTCATATTTTTCCGCGACAAAAAAGCGCAGCGTGACAAACGAATTCGAGCCCACGAGTATACGCACATCGAGCAGGTTGAGAGGATTGGCTGGCTGCCGTTCTATCTGTCCTGGCTGCGTGCTGTTATTCGTCGCACACCTTATCGTGAGCGATGGTTCGAGAAAGAAGCTAGAGACCATAGCAATAACCCTAACTATGTTGAAAGGAGCGAACTCCCATGAAAGTGGCTTACAAAACTGCAATCTCTGAACACACTACTGAGGAACTGGAGGCCTTGTACGGTCCTGTGCGAGCACAGAGTGATAACGTGACGTTGTTTAATTGTGTCACCGATCCCAATCCCCCAGCAATCAATCGAATCATTCAGGCGTGCGGTCAGCCGATTACCGTCACGAAACCGAATGAAGGCGAGCGTTGTGCTTTCTCCGAAGACGAGGTCTACGAGTTTCAACGGGGCGATTGGATTCTCCTGGGTGAAACTCCCGAGGAAGACGAGTCCTCAGCGCCAAACGAGCCTGATGTGCCACTGATCGATAAGATCACCGTCAACTTAGCCGAGATTGGTCACATTAACCTTCCCACCTCAATGTATCTCGAACAATTGACTGAGTACGAACGCACCGGCTTAGAAGCGAACCCTCTCCTTGAGGTGGTGAGCGAGGAAGGAGATACACTGATTCGCAAGAAAGTGGACAATGGCGATGAGGGTGGATTAGAATCGCCTGAACTCGAATTGCCCGGACTTGATAACAATGATTAATGTCTTAGCAGTTGGGGACTCGATGACCACCATCATCGGGAACCCCTATTTTAACGGTACGCTGGCTATCCACGGCTACATCGATGCGATGAACGCGGCTGGTTTCGAGGATGATTACACTCTGCTCAATGTTGCTGGGTTCCCAGGGGAACGATCTGATCAGCTCCTGACGCGATTACCTAACATCCTGATGAATAACCCCACCGCTCATGAAGTGGTTGTCTTTATCGGGGCTAATAATATCCTTCAAGGTTTTTTGGTCGAAGACTATATCAATGATCTGAACGAGATAAGGCTTCTGATCGAATCCTATGAGATGACTATGGTACTTGTGCCAGCGGTATCAGTAGGCGATACGGTCGCCAATCGCCTACTCATGAAACAGTACCTGGCTTATGCCATGCAATGGACTTCTGAGAATGCGGTTCATATCGCACCTACTTGGCTCATGCTTGATCCCGATATTGGGGGCGTCGAAGACACGACACGTCCTGAGTACCGGGGTTGGGCTGGTTTCTTTAATAAGACAGATCTAATTCATTATGATCCCCCAGGTAAACTGTACCAGGGTGAGGTGATTGCTCTACGTCATTGGCTCGATTCTAATGAGTATGGGTTCTGGTATAGTCCATCCTGGGAGTATGGACTTATCACCGGAGGCACAGGTGTTATCAGCAACGGTAAATTGAGTTTACCAACCAATGCTCAGTACGCTACGGTGCCGATCTGGGTTGACGACAATACGCCCCCGGCTCGACTCTTGGTCGAGTTAGAGACAGGTACCGTGAGTATCGAGTATCGTGCTTCCCCGGATTACTTTGAACGTGATACGTCGACTGGGCTCTTGCCGTATCAGCCTTACACGGGGCCTATCCAGACGACTGGGCTCGTTCAATTCCGTCTGACGGTTACTGAGTATACTGTGATCGAGACCCTAGCCACTGTCTGGAGTGATGAGCCGATTGAAATGATCACTCATACGCGTACAGCCTTAACGGGGTCAGCATCTCACCACACGGGTCTCTCTGCGACTCATAAAACACGCACCACATTACAAGGGGCTCTCTAATGACTGTTCACAATTCCAATTTCGTTTACACTGAAGCGACTCGACATGAGTTACTGTTCGCCATCACTGATGAGAATCAGAGTCCGCCGGTACCTATGGACCTGACTGATTATGAGGTCGATTGGGCAGCGGCACCTCTCCTGCCTGATGGTACGGTTTCGACCACGGTAGAGGTTACTCGTCACAGCAATACGAATTTAACAATTGACCTGGCAAACAGCCAGGTCTCGTTTATTATTGACCCCGTAGACGGGTTGACGCCCGGTAATTACTTTCACCAACTGAGGGCGGTAAATCCCAACGAACCTGATGAACCAGTTATCTTGGCTTCGGGCTCTATGGCGATCTTACCTCAAATAGCTATGACCTGAATGCCGAGGACCTCCACTGTCGTTCCTTCCTGATTAACCAACTACCAATTATTGAGGAAAGAACGATGAGTATTAAATTTTTAAAAGTTAAAATCAAATCATTAGCCGAAGAAGCGAGGATTATCCGTCTTGAAGAGAAGCGTACCAGGGGCAGCCTCCGTGAGCAACTCCACCGTCACCGGGTCTGGGATGTTCGGAGAGAAGCGCGCTCGGCGCAGCTCGCCTACGGTTACCTTCTAGGTCGAACCTATCGACAACTTGAGTCCTCCGCTCGAACAGAACCCGACTTCGCACGAATCGGAAAGCTTGTCTCCAAGTATGGAGGACGGGCCATTGAAAAAGCCAACAACGAATTGATGGAGTGGTATAGTGGATCTAGAGAAGATAGCAAGCGTTGCGCATGAGATTAATCGCGCTTATTGTGAAGCGACGGGGGACAGCTCACAAGTCCCTTGGAGTGAGGCACCGGACTGGCAGAGGACGAGCGCTATCAATGGCGTTCGCTTTCACCTGGAAAACCCCGATTCTTCGCCATCCGCTTCGCATGAGAACTGGTTAGCAGAGAAACGCGCAGATGGGTGGCGTTGGGGTTCTCAGAAGAACGTTGAACTCAAGACTCACCCCTGCTTTGTCCCTTACGAAGAGCTACCGATAGTTCAGCAAGTGAAGGATCACTTGTTTATCGCTGTCGTTCGCTCATTACAGGAGGAACTCTAATGGTCGAGACGGTTAAGAAGTTTAGCACAACCCAGGTTGCCAGCGTGATTGGTACGTTGTTAACCCTGTACAACCTGTGGCGTACCAGTCAGGGGATGGAAGCGGTTACACTGACCGGGGAACAGGTTCTGGCTCTGGCTACCGCTGCGTTGCCTATACTTTCTTTCTTATGGGTAATGAAAGAACGCGTTAAGAAATCCACATTGAAGTGGGGCATTTTGAAGGTAGACTGATTATGACTTTCTTCTTTGAACACATCATGATTATTGTATCCGCCATCGGAGCACTGATTGGCGGTTTATTTTTAGGCTCAAGTTTCGGTAAGCGGAAAGGTAAGAAAGAAGGGATCCAAGAAGCGGATCGAGAAGGCCAGAAGAAAGAGAATGAAACCCTGAAGAAAAATCGAGACTTGGAGAGACATCACCGTGAGAACTCTAATCCTGATAACCTTAGCGATAGGCAGCGCGAGTTGCGGGACAAATACGGTCAAGATACAGACTGAGTGTCTGTGGGTTCGACCAATTACATACGACCACACCAAAGTGACCTGGGGTCTCGAAGCGCAATTGCTCGAGCACAATGATAAATATGAAAACTTCTGTGGAAGACTGGATTCGGAAGAGTAAGCCCTATAAGCGATTGAGAATTACTCGACGTAAGTATAGGAACGATCCTTACACACTCTACCTAAACCTGATTTTACCAATTAACCAAGAGCTTTGGATAGCTATTCCTCAGCACGAGCTTATCCATGCGGGGGATCGTTGGCGTTCTCTACTTGCTTATCAGATCCGTCGAATCCGTAGAGAATACCGACAACGACTAGGAGAAAGTAATGGACAATCAACACAAGCATATCAAAGGCTATCGCGATTTATCTGAGGCAGATATTAACCTGATGAACGAGATCAAAGAGAAGGCGAACGAACTCGATGGGCTGATCTGCCGATTAGAGCACCGGATTCATACGCCGCCCAGGGCTATAGGATCCCCTGAGGAGCATAGAGGTGCGCCTCCAATTAATTCGGTTGATCCACGTTGCTTGAATATCGCCCGGACTCACTTGGAGACGGGAGTCATGTATCTTGTCCGCTCCATCGCACAGCCACGGAGTTTCTGATATGATGACCCCTGACGACCAGAAGGTCATGCAGTTATGGCTCTTCCGCCTATTATCATTGCTTGAAGAGGGGGATGTGGAAAATGTGAAAGAAGAACTCAAATTAGCGTTGGGCCAGATCGAAGAAGATAAGGTCCAACTACCCGAATAAGCGAAGCGATCCTCACACTCCCCTGAAGAGGTTCTTGGTCACGGTTCCCTCTTCGCCCATCAGCTGGGGGTCGCTTCGCTTTCACAATAGGAGATTACTGATGCACAAGGTTTTAAGTTTCTTAGCCATTTTGCTTATGGCTACTTCCGTCCACGCTCAAGAATACGAGATCACAGCAACCTGGGAATGCCCAGCCTTTCGCGCTGATACCCAACAAACACCATTCGACTGCGAGACCGAGTTAGAAGGTTATCGGATCTACCATGCACCCGTTGGTACTAATATCGAGTCGGGTGAAGTAATCGACATCTCACCCCTGGTAACTACACATACTTTTATCCTGGACGTTGCTCCTGGCACTACCTACCAATTTGCGATGGATGCTATCGATAAGGAGGGGCTAATCAGTGAGCTAAGCAACACGGTTAGCCACACGTTTTCAGGGAAGCCAGCCGCCCCCGGAGCCTTCACCATCAACGTGGTTCCAAAGGTTAATTGATTTCCTCGCTAGGTTATTCGGATGGGGCGCACAGTAGTAGCAAATTTCGGGCTCGTTCATCAGCCAGCTGATTTTAACTACGACTTCTCGTTTGATAACCTCCCTGAAGAGGTAACCGCACAACTCCCTGAGAATACGGCTGAAATTCTCCAACTCTTCACGGAAGAAGAGCTCCTTATCCTTCGATGGAAAATGACCTGGCGCTCTATCGCTCGGATCAATCAACTCCCACCTCCTGAATTCATCACTGGCGAAAAATCGATCTGGGGTCTCCGTTCTGGACGGGGATTCGGTAAAACCTTGTCAGGTGCGAACTGGTTGGGTCTGGAGGCCGCTGAGATCCCTGGTGTTTATGGGGTTGTGTCGCCTACTCACGATGATGTGCGTTATACCTGTGTAACTGAGGATACACTTGTTTCGACTTTAAGTCGCGGGTGGGTTAAAATAGTAGATATTCTTCCAGGAGAGTATGTCAATACTCGCGTAGGACCTCGATCTGTTTTATCCGGTGGGTTTAGTGGATATAAGCCTGTTATTGAGGTTGAGTTTTCCTCTGGTCAAACCCTGAAAATTACGTCGGATCATTTAGTATGGAGCCAGACAAGACAGCAATTCCTTCCCGCATCCAAACTACAGTTGGGAGAGGAGGTGTTAGAGTCCAAATTGTGGAATTCGATGGGTCAATCTTTCGAAGATACCCAAACTCTAAGCAACAGAACCACAGACACTATTTCGGAGGTTGGTGGAGAGGTAAAAGGTTTTCACTCCATCGAGCCGTCTGGACTTACCACTATGGACCTATACCCGAAGGTCATTATGTCCACCATAAAAAATCATTGGACCACAATCGAATCCAACATCTGGAGTGCGTTACACCATCTCAGCACCACTCTCTTCACCCTCGGGTCTCAGAATGGCAACGTTCTGAGGCCAATCTACAGCATCTGGAACAGATGCGCCAGAAATCTTCATTTAAGGACTGGCATCGGATTCCTGAAGGACGTAAGCAATCTCAGAAAAATATGCAAAAGTGTCTGGAGAAAACTATCCGACCTACTCAACATACCTGTACTATTTGCGAAAAGTCATTCACCGCTCAACGGACTTCAGGGGTCAAATACTGCTCAAAAGACTGTAGTGACGAGAGTTGGCGAAGAATCCGCCGTGAAAGTCGCCGTTTACAATCTCTCAATCCAAGATCAACCCGAGTATTTTGCTAATGGCGTTTTAGTCCATAACTGCTTTGAAGGGCCGAGTGGATTGATGTCGGTTATTCCCCCTGAGCTGATTGAGGGGATGAACTCGAGTCTGCCTTCCATCACCTTGAAGAACGGGTCATTCATTCGGGGGTTTGCCGGCGATACACCGGAGCGACTCAGGGGACCTAACTTCCATGGCGTCTGGGCTGACGAGATCGCCTCATGGAAATATCCTCAGGAAGCTTGGGACAATATCATGTTCGCACTGCGGATGGGTGAAAACCCCCGACTGCTATGGACCGGGACACCGAAGCCGACACCATTCGTGCGTAAACTCCAGGAAGAAGAACGCGGTATTGTTATCGTCGGTTCGACCTATCAGAATCGAGAGAACCTGACCGATTTCTTTTATGAGAACGTCGCGAAATACGAAGGCACAAAGGTCGGTCGCCAGGAATTGTATGGTGAAGTGCTCGATCCAGAAGAAGAAGGATTCGTTAAACGGTCGCAATGGAATATGTGGCCATGTGATAGGCCTCTGCCTCGGTTTAAGTTTATCGTATACTCCCTGGATACTGCATTCACTGAGAAAACCCACGATAAGAAAAAGCAAGAGAATGACCCTACGGCTTGTTCGGTCTGGGGTGTCTTCGACTTGAAGCAGGGGAACCGGACTCAAACGAATGTCATGCTCCTCGACTGTTGGGAAGATTGGCTTGGGTTGCCGGATTTAGTGGATCGTGTTATCGACGAGCGAAAGCTGACGTATGGCGATGCTGATGAGCCCATGATTAAGCCTGTGATTTCGAGTGTCACGGGTAGGGCTGGACATCAGGGCCGCAAGATTGATATTATCCTCATCGAAGAAAAAGGCTCGGGTATCTCCCTAAGACAGTCCCTGGCAGCCGAGAATATCTTGACTGAGGGGTATAACCCGAATAGGGAGGATAAGTTAACTCGACTGCATGTTGTTTCTCCCATGTTCGCTCATCATCGTGTTTGGGCTGTAGAATCGGATAAGAAATTGGGAGAATTCAAGTCCTGGGCTCTACCACTGATCTCTCAGGTGTGTTGTTATACTGGGGAAGGATCGGTTGAACGAGACGATTTGTTAGACACGATGACTCAAGCTCTGCGCTTGATCATGGATAAATTCTTTATGGGCTTCACGGTCAAACCTCAGAAACCGCAAGAGGCACGTCCACAGAAACGTAAGAAAAAAGGTAACCCGTATGGAGATTAATGAAGGTGAAATTGTTGAATTTGAGCCTGATAGCCCTGATGTTGTAGACACTGAAGACGGGGGTGCCATCGTCACGTTAATCGAAGAGATGGAAGAAGGCTTCGAGCAAGGTGAATTTTACGATAACCTGGCCACCCAAATCCCCGAAGGTGAGATGGATGAGGTCGCAACTCGATTATTAGAGGAGATTGAGCGTGATAAAGAGTCTCGAAGCCTCCGCGATAAGCAATATGAAGAAGCAATTAAACGGACAGGGCTCGGAAAAGAAGCGCCAGGCGGTGCGGAATTCCAAGGCGCGAGCAAAGTGGTCCATCCGATGCTCACTGAAGCCTGTGTTGACTTCTCGGCTAGGGCAATTAAGGAGTTGATGCCTCCTAATGGGCCGGCTCGGTCGTATGTTCCCGGTGATAAGCCTGATCCTGAACGCACTGAGAAGGCTGAACGCACGACCAATTACATGAATTGGCAGTTTTTAAAGCAAATGCCGGACTTTCGGAGCGAGTTGGAGCAATTGCTGACTCAATTACCCCTGGGCGGCTCTCAATTCTTGCGTTTAATCTGGGATCACAAGCGAAAACGTCCCGTACCTACCTTCTGGCCGGTCGATGACGTCTATATTCCCTACGCCGCCAGTAACTATTACACGGCTGAGAGGGTGACTTACCGGGAGTGTATTAGCGATTTCGAATTCGAGCAGCGTGTAGCAGCCGGGATCTATCGCGACATTGGGTCTTTAAGCGCTTCAATGACCCCTGAACAGTCCGAATCAGAAAAGGCGACCGATAAGATCGAAGGGAAGTCGATGGATAGCGTCTCCGCTAACGAGGACGGTCTGCGCGTTGTCTTCGAGGTCATGTGTTTCTGTGAATGGTCGATTGAGGACTCTGATCCTGAGGACGATACAACGCCTGGGTCACCCAAACCCTACCTGGTTACCATTGATGAAAACTCTCGTAAGGTTGTTTCGATCATTCGGAACTGGGAGGAGGATGATCCTACTGAAGAACCCATGTACTGGGCGGCTGAGTTCCCATTTGTCCCATGGCGTGGTGCTTATTCTATCGGTTTAGGTCAAATGATGGGCTCACTATCGGGAGCGGCTACTGGAGCCCTGCGTGCGCTACTTGATTCGGCTCACATTAACAACCTACCAACCTTGTTAAGACTGAAAGGGTCTAATTTATCGGGTCAAACGGTCGATTTACAGATAGCTGAGGTTACGGAGATCGAAGGTGGGGTCAACGGTGACGATATTCGCAAGTTGATCATGCCTGTACCTTTCAATCCTCCTAATCCTGTCCTCTTAACCCTGTTAAATACATTAACCGACTATGGTAAAGGAATTGTCGGGACTACTTTCGAGTCATTCCGAGAACAGCAGCCCAATATGCCGGTAGGTACTGCTCTGGCAATGATCGAAGAAGGTATGCAGGTCATGTCGGCTATTCACCTTCGCTTGTACCAGGCGATGAATTACGTCTTGAAGATCCTGTTTCGGATCAATAAGATGTATCTCAACGATGAGGAGATGAAAGACGAAGTAGGTGAGATCCTGGCGACCGCTAAAGACTTTGAAGACCCGATGGATGTCGTACCTGTCTCTGATCCTAACGTCTTTTCTGACGTTCAGCGAATGGCTCAGCTGCAAGTTATCTCGGAGAGAGCCGATGCTAAGCCTGAGATCTACAACCTGAGGAAGATCGAAGAACGCATCTTAGAGCGAACGAAGATACCGAACTGGGAAGAGCTGTTAATTCCTCTCCCAGAACCTGAGCCCATGAATGCCGTTAACGAGAACGTTGCGTTAACCCTGGGCAGGCCGGTTGCCGCTTTCCCCAATCAGGATCACCTGGCTCATTTACAGGTTCACCTGGACTTTTTGACCTCTCCTGTCCTGGGTCAGCTTCCCATCATCTCCTCTCAGTTTATCCCTGGAGTATTGGAGCATATTAAAGAACATATCTCGATGTGGTATGTCTCCGTGGTTTATGATACTCTGGTTCAGGCGACTGGCGTGAGCGAAGAGGAAGTGAATCAGTTAATGACCAATGAAGACTCCGAGGTTAAGACAGAGTTGGACCAATTATTAGCAGTGATTTCTCAGAAGGTTATCCCAGAGGCTTCCGATCAATTAGAGCAAATACCGCAGATCATCCAAGAAGCAATGCAGTTGATTCAGTCAATGCAGCCACAGCCTCAGATCCCGATTGATCCTAATAAGCAGATGGAGATTCAGGCGAAACAGGAGATGGATCAACGTAAGGATCAACGCGAAAGAGCGAAACTTACGCTGGTTGCTCAGAACGATCAAGAAGACCGTCTGGCTGATCTTAAGAAGCATGAAGACGATTTACAAGTTAAGTTTATGGAGCTCAGCCAGGAGGACAAGCAGTCAGAATTGGATCGTGCACACGAAGCGGCACAAAAAGCTCAGGAGTACGTTGCTCGGCTCGAAGAGCTTAGTATCGCTGAGGGTCACGAGAACAATAGAACGGCTGCCGAGCTAGCCAGCAAAGAAGAGATGAATGCAGAGGATAACCTCACAGCGTTGCGTATTGCGGCGGCTGAGGTAGAGAGCGGAGAGAAAGTCGCGGTTACAACTGGTACGGGTGTTAATCCAAATCCAAATCCCTCAGATTGATCCGAGAGACCGAGAGGTGGCTCTCAGCGAAAATCGTAGACATATCGAAAGTCTCTAATTTCGGTTATGATGACCGACTCTATAAACTTCCTTTTATCGGAGAAGAAAAATGGCAAAAACTTCATATCCCTCAGGTCCTATCAACCAGCATAAAGCATTAGCAACTGGTAAGTCTTTACCATCCTGTGATACCTCGGTCAAGTGCGACCGCAGTACTGACGGTTGGGGTAAATCTTCCTCACATCCCGGTCGCGTTCACAAGTCCGGTACGTCTACGGGATCGAAATAGCCCCCATAGGCTACCAGCCTAGAGGGGAGGCATTTACAACCTCCAACTTGAGCGTATAATAGTGAAACATAGTTTTGAACAACGCTTTCTCGAGCGGATTAAAGCTAAGCAACAGGAATATGCCCATGAGGGCCTCGCAAAGCCTCATGATAAATCTGAGTTTGGATTCGGCAGACTCACAGGAGTGTATTCTGGTTTGCTTCTCGCCGAGCAACTATTCTTAGAAGTCGCAGGAGAAGAAGATGACGACAACTGAAGTCGCAAATCTCGCAGAACAGCAATTAAAATCTGAATTAGAGCAAGCATTCCCTGAGGTAGACCCCGGATGTAAACCTTATGGGTCACGCTTGCTCGTTCAGATTCGTTCTCCGAAGCGACATACAGCTGGAGGAATTATTGTTCCTAATGAGTCCAGGGACACCGAGCTTTGGAACACTCAGGTGGCCAAAGTCATCGCTATTGGCCCGTTGGCTTTCAAGAATCGAGAAACTTTAGAACCGTGGCCCGAGGGAAACTGGTGCGAACCGGGTACTTTTATTCGAGTGCCTAAATACGGCGGCGACCGTTGGGAGGTTGCTATCGACCCCAGTAAACCACAAGGTGAGAAAGCGTTGTTCGTTATTTTTCCAGACCTGGACATTGTCGGGGAGTACACCGGAAACCCACTCGATGTCGTTGCCTTTCTTTAATCTGTAGGAGATTAAAATATGAGTGAAGCTGCAGCCGCTGATAATAAAGCCGAAGAAGCGGAAGAAATCGAATACGAAGTCATTGAACCGGGCGAGAAGATCCCGGTTGAGCACGACGATAATGATCCTCGTGATGAGATCGACGATGATGACGACGATAATGATGAGGAAGAAGGTCGATTAGGAACAGGCGAAGATGACGCCGATGCAGGGGAAACTCAACAACGAAAACGTGAGGAACGTCGAAAACGCCGGGAACGTCAAAAGTTGGCTCGAGAGAGACAACAACGTGAACTGGCCTTCACTCATTCCGAACTGAGACGCCGAGACACTGAGATCCGCGAGTTACGCCAACGGATGAATCAAGCTGATCTTCAGGGGATCCAAGGTAAGATCTCTGAAGTAGACCGACAATTGAAGATGGCCAATGACGTCATGAGCGAAGCATTAGACGCCGGTCGCAATAAAGATTTCTTAGAAGCTCAGGGGATTCGAGATAATTTGGTAAACTCTCGAAAGACTTTGGAGGCTAAAGAAAGGGAGCTAAGCGATATTGTTAAGGCTCCAGAACCTGCGCGTGGAGGAGTAGATCCTCGGGTTATACACCACGCCGAAGCTTTTGCTGAAGATCACCCCTGGTGGAATAATCAATCGAAAGATAAAGACTCTATCCTGGTGTCGCAATTAGACAACCAGGTTATCCAAGATGGTTACGATCCATCAACCCCTGCTTATTGGCAAGAGCTAAGACGCCGGGTGCAAGCAAATCTCCCTCATCGATTTGAGGGAGGTCACGATAACACTGGAAGTGAAGGACGTGGACAACAGCGTCAGAGTCGCGGTCCTAAATTCAGTTCAGGAGGACGAGAACGTTCTCTCAAACCCCATCAATTCCAAGTCAGTGCTGAGCGTAAACAAGCGATGATTGACGCGGGGGTCTGGCATGATCCTAAACAACGCAACGCTTTGATTAAGCGCTATGCTGAATACGACAGAGAAAATGGGAGATCATAGTTATGGCACGAAGAAAAAAAGACGCACAATCCTCGAGACTAGACCGAGATAACGGAGATGCACGCGTAAGTCGCAAGTCGAAAGACCGCAAAGTGACTCAGAATCGCGAACTGTCGGACTCAGAACGGAAAGCAGAGTTTCGTAACAAGTTTTTCCAATCATCACTACCTGACCTGCCGCCTATTCCAGGCTATCACGTTTGCTGGCTAACAACTCAGAATCCACGAGACCCTATTCACGGTCGTCTTCGTTTGGGTTATGAATTGATTAATGCCGATGACGTACCAGGTTGGGGTCATTCTACTTTAAAAACAGGTGAGTATGTCGGCTGCATCGGAGTAAACGAGATGTTAGCTGCCAAGATACCTCTGGACTTATACCAGTCTTATATGGAAGAAGTTCATCACGATCAACCCCGCGAGGAAGAAGAGAAACTTAGCTCTGCGACTCGCCAGGCTGAAGAGGCTGCCTCCCAGTTAACTCGGAAACCAGTAAGGTTTACGGAAGAAGAAGGGTTAGATGATTTGGGTAGTTACCGACACCCGAACGCTCCAGATTTCGCGAAAGCGGCTGGCGACGTTAGGGAATAACCCTTAATCCATTAGGAGGTAATCGCTATGAGTTCTGTAGCATCACCCTTTGGACTACGGCCTGCACAACATCCGTCTGGCTGTGTCCGCCAGCGAGCTGGGACTATTGCTTCTGGTTACGCTAACAATATCTATCAACACGCTCCTATCCAAATCGATAACAGCGAAGCTGCGCCTTCGGGCACTATCGAGTTGGCGGCTGCGGGTTCACCTGCCCTGGGTGTTTTCATGGGCGTAGAGTGGACTAGCGTTGATGGTCGTCGTCAGTTTAGTAATCGTTGGATTGCCAACACCGTTGGTACTGACATCGTTGCTTACTTTACTGAAGATCCTGAGATCATTTATGAGATTCAAGCCGCTGGGTCTATTGCCCAAGCTGGTATCGGTCGCATGTATGACTGGGGTACCAACGACACTAACGCCGGTAATACCGTCACTGGTATTTCTGACGTTGCGATGTCAACCACCCCTGCTGCTGCTTCGGCTACGGCGGGACTTCGTGTTATCGGTATCAACCCTGGTGCTGATAATGAACCAGGCGATGCATTCACTGTTGTACAAGTGAAAATCGCTGAACACCAGTACGTCGCTGATCAGCGCGTACAACCTGCTTAAGGAGGTAATTCGTCATGGCAGTTCCAATGAGAAGTACCGACTTTCGCTCGGTAGTTGAGCCAATCCTTAATGAAACCTTCGATGGTATCTATAATCAGCGTGCTGATGAATGGCAACAAGTCTTCAAGGAAAGAAACGGGACTCCCCGTGCTTACCACGAAGAACCTGTACTGTTCGGCTTCAATGCTGCGCCTGAAATGCCTGATGGTACTCCTGTCACTTATGATGACGGTGGTACTCTCTACATTCAGCGTTACCTGTACAAGGTCTATGGTTTGGCATTTGCTTTAACCAAAGTTCTGGTAGAAGATGGCGATCACATCAAAATCGGTACTATCTACTCTGAACACTTAGCTCAATCCATGATCGAGACTAAGGAAACCCTCTGCGCTAACATTCTGAACCGCTCTTTCAATGGTTCTTACGTTGGTGGTGATGGTGTCTCTCTGGTATCTACCAGTCACCCAATCGCCCCCGGTAGTAGCGCTGGTAGCGTTTATTCTAATCAGCTTTCTACAGCAGCTGCGTTATCGCAGACTTCCCTGGAGCAAATGCTGATTCAGATTCGTAACGCTGTTGACAACAATGGTAAGCGCATTCGCTTGACGCCTAAGCAGATCGTTACTGGTCCTTCTAATATTTTCCAAGCGGAAGTATTGTTGAAATCAGTACTGCGAGCTGGTACGGCTAACAACGACATTAACCCTGTGAAGTCTATGGGTCTGCTGTCTGAAGGTCAGGCTAACCTTTCTCGAATCACTTCTACTACAGCCTGGTGGATTCAGACTGATGCCCCACGTGGTCTTCAGATGATGAAACGTCGTAAGCTGGAGCGTTCTATGGAAGGTGATTTCGAGACTGACTCTATGCGTTATAAAGCGACTGAGCGTTATATCCCAGGCTGGACAGATGGCCGTGCCGTTTTCGGTACACCTGGTTTATAATACGCAGTAACAACCCCTCAGAACTCTAATTCCTGGAGAGTTCTACATTAAGGGCGTAGCCGGATCTCAAACGGCTACGTCAACACTTCGAAAATTTAACGGAGCTTACAATGCCTTTAATTGACCCTAAAGTAACTAATCTTGAGAATGGTATAACCAACCGTGCCCCTGGTCACGTATTCGGTTCTATGCCTCAGCTCGATCCCACTAAATTCCACCAGTACTTCGAGGATTTCGATTACTACACAGCGGCTGATTGGACAGTCACTGATACTGGTGCTGCTACCCAGGCCCCCCCGATCGTGACTGGGAAAC